GCTGGTATGACTGCTGCGGGTGTAAAAGCTTATCGCAGGTTAAATCCTGGTTCAAAATTAAAAACTGCTGTAACAGGCAAAGTTAAACCTGGTAGTAAAGCAGCAAAAAGGAGAAAGTCTTTTTGTGCTAGATCTGCTGGGCAAATGAAACAATTCCCAAAAGCAGCAAAGAATCCAAATTCAAGACTTAGACAAGCAAGAAGACGTTGGAAATGCTAGATGGCTAAAAAAGATAAGAAGTGGATTCAAAAAGCTATTAAAAAACCTGGGGCTTTTACTGCTCAAGCTAAAAGAAAAAAGATGTCCGTATCTCAATTTGCTACTGAAGTTTTAAAAAAAGGTAGTAAATACTCAGAAACTACTAAAAAACGTGCCAGACTGGCAAAAACCCTTAAAAAAATCGGATCTAAGAAAAAATGACCTCTTGAGAACGCGCTGGTTGCGTTTTCTTAAGGTGGGTAAGGTGTTAGGTATCGGAACTACGAAAATGCAGCCACGGGCTTCTGTGTGCGTCTAACGCGATTTTGCCTTTTTACCTGTCTTATGGGGTATTTTTCTGCCGCATTTCGTAAATTTATGAGTTTTTTCTCAACGGTTGAGTAAGTTCCCCAATCTTTTACCTCAGTTGCGGTTCTTCCACACCCCTTACACCTGTCATCTCCCCACTGGGTTGTTGAACAAACGCCAATGCAGGGACAATCTGCAAGGCTTGAACAACACCCAAGAGTTTTTGTTAGGTTTGTAAAAAAAGATCCTTCACTATTCATCATTATCACTTACGGAATTTATTAGACGCCGCAAGTACCATTCTGCTTTAAGCAAATCCTGTTTTTTATTTTTATTTTCGTAACGCCAAAGGTATTTCATAATGTTTCCCTTACAGTACGCTGCAAATTGTTCATCAGTCATACTTGCTCGTATTGCGTCAATGCATTCTATGCCGCCTTGGTTATAGTGCATTGGCTTGTTTACTGGGTCAAAGTCCATATTTACTTCCTTATTCTAAACATATGTTTACTAATTTGTCTATAAATTGATCAAAACTGCAGGCATGCCTTAGATACTCATCTAAAGTAAAAAATTCTTTTTGAAAGTCTTGGCTTACAACAACATGGCCCGGGGATCCTAGTACGTAATACACAGGCAAATTGTGGTCATACTGTTGCTGAAGCCAGGCGCGTTGTTGGGGAGAAAGGTCGATGGTTATTTTTGACGAACCACGGGCGGGGAGTTTTTGTTTGTATTTATATTCAATAAATGCAAACCCTTTTGGGCCAGAATAGAAAGTGTCAGGCACACCGCCGTGATACGGGTCGTTGATTTTCCACTTATAAATTTCTTTAGGAAGCTTTTTGTGGATTTTGTTGATGAAGTCCTTTTCTTTCACGTTCTTTATATAGCAGCATTAAATCATACCATCTATAGAATGTTTTATTTATGTGGTCCCAATACCATCCAGGATTGTTATCACACTTACATTTATACCTAGGGTGCTCGCAAATTTCGCAAGGTTGTTCAAGATACATATAAAGAGTATACACGATGCGACAGTATATGTCGCACCGTGTAAGTAAGATAATTACTTAGAAACGCTTTCAAAAACTTTTTTAGCGTTTTCGTAATCTTCTTCGGTAGTCCAGCCTACGTTCTCAACTGCAATGTTGTAGAACTTTTGACCAGCTCTGTTTTGAGTTTGTGAAGAAGACATTTTCCATAGAGATGAAAAACGGTCTCCACCAAGACGAGCAATTTGAGTATTCCATTCTCTTGAAACTCTCAACTTAGAAGATGAGCAATCAAAGATAAATGGAGTATCCAATTTACCAGTTTTTGCATTCTTTTGAATTAAAAGATGCGATTGGGTTTGAGTGATGTCATAGTCATCAGGGTTCAAACCTTGTGATGTGAGGCTATCGATAGCGTCTTTTTCAGTAGCAAAACTACCTGCTAAACCACCACCTTTCTCACGTTTTTTCCAGGCTACGAATTCTTCGGTAAACTTAACGTTAATAACGTAAATATCTTTACCGTAGTTTTCTCTGGTTATTGTGTTGACAAAATCACCGGGTTTAGATCCGTTAATGTATTCACTATGGTTTTCATCAACTTCGTTGCTAAGCTGTTGAAGTTGTTTAACCCTTGGTGTTTGCAGATGTTCTGCAGATACATTTTCGTTACCTAACCCTGCACCCGCTTGTACGTGTGCTGGGACCTTATCGCTTACTAGTGCAATATCACTCATAGAACGTTCTCCTTTTTTCGTCGATATTGTTTATATTACTTTGACCTGAAATTAACTCGGGTCAACTCTGTTGATGTTACACCTGGAACGGCCTGTCCCATTTGTAACAACTCCCTATAAGCAGTAGCTGACATACGTTTTTGCAGCAGCTCAAATTGTTGTGTTTCCAATATGTGCCGATGCAATGCATCCCAGTCTTCTACAGTAGGAACTATTTCCTGTTTAATGGAAACAGTACACTGGTCGTTACCAACTCGATCAATTCCTTGTTCTTTAAGGCTGGTAGCGATTTGTGTTTCTAGCATATCTTTAGTACGCTTTAATTCTTTTTCTTGATCCAACAATGTCACCAGCTGCTGGCGAACGTTTGTTAACTCATTTAACATCTCATCAATAGTCAATGTATGGTCTCCTTGTGGTTAGATGGAATTTCAAGGTAGATTCCGTCTGTTATATTTAAAGCCTCCTTGCAGGCATCTTCTAATAAACTTCGTACGTTTCCATCTTTGTATTTTTGTTTATCAATTTCTAAAAGATGTTCAACGGTCATCATGAGTAAAGCTAAAGCTACAATTTTAGGTGGGCGTTTTGTTAAATCATCAAGTGTTCCATCTATAACTTCATCAAATAATTTTAATAAACGTCTATTCATTATTAAGCTCCGTGAGAATATGAAGTAGGTTTTCCATTTTTCCTAATTTTCCATTTAGTTTTTTATATACTTCTTCTTCCCACGTATTTCTAGCAGCAATAAGAATTGTTTCGGTTTTTTGTGTTTGACTAGCGCGGTGTATACGTCTATTAAATTGTTGAAAGTGCTCAGCATTGTAAGTTGGTGAACACCATATGGCTGTGGTAGCTTTTGTTAACGTAAGACCATGGCCTGCGGATTGTGGATGACAAAACAGTACACGAATATGACCAGCCTGGAATCTTTGTACAATGTCTTTACGTTTTTCAGCAGGTACGCTGCCATCAATAACTTCGTAAGATATTTTTTGTTTAGTTGCTAATTCAATTAACGCATCTCGTTCATGCCTCCAATTGAATGCAACAATAGAATGTTTACGTTCGGATACAAGATCCATAACAATGTCATAGCGTTCTTGATGAAGATATTGAACTAAGCCATCTTCGTCATATACTCCGCCTGAGATGATTTGTAATAACTTTTTAACTCGGGCCCCTGCGTGTACAGCATTGATGGTGCCCATTTTGGTATACAAAACAGAATCTTTGCTGAAGTCATTGTACATACGTTGGACTTCAGGACTTAGATTAGTTCGTACAGTTCTTATAATATTTTCAGGTAAGTCAATACAGTCTTCTAGTTTGTAGCGAATAGTTATATCACTAAGTCGAGCCGCAACTGCTTGTTCAATACCTGGCTTGTCAACCCATTCGTTAGCAAAGCCATTGAATTTAGGCGTGCAAACTTGGTTGCGGTAAGAATAAAAGCGTTGCCCGAGGTGATCACCATCATCTACGAGCAACACTGGGTGCCAAAGGTCTAGAATAGAATTACTATTAGGAGTACCAGACATGGCAATCCTATAAGTAAACAATGAGATAAAATTTCTGATACTTTTAGATCGTTGCGAATCTTTGTTTTTAAAAGCGGTGAATTCGTCAATAACGATTGTAGTGAATCCCTTAAGTAAGTGTGGGTTTTTATATAAGAAATTGACAGCCTCGAAGTTAGTAATAACCATCTCGTGCGAAGTGTCGGTAAATATTTTTTTACGGTTTTTAGCATATGCAACTCCAAATTTTATATTAGGTTGAAACTTTTTAATGTCATCAACCCATGCTGCTTCAAGTATAGATAACGGCGCAAGTACAAGTGTTTTACCTGGAAGGTTTGTAATAGCGTCAAGAACTGCTCTAGTTTTACCAGTGCCGGGATCGGATGTAATAAGACAGCGTGGGTGAGATAGAATAAAGTTAGTGGTTTTAGATTGGTGCGCGTAAGGCGCAAGTATATTATTCATCATTCGTTTTCCGTTGTTAATGTTTCGTCGTAAATAGTTATTATACTATTTAAGACCCCATTCGCAAATAGGATATTCACCATTTTTAAATGAACACCATTTGCAATTGTCTTTGGAAGGATTGGGGGGAAACTTTGTAGCTGTTGTCATATCAATAGCCCGCTGCTGTAGGTTTGGCATAAACGCTAAAGCTTGATCTCTTGTATACACTTGCTCGCTAGTTTCACCATGATCTAAATACCAAAGTTCTGTTTTTGCAATTTCTAAATCTGGATATCTCATAAAACTTCCAATTGCATAAGTTAGAGCTTGCTGTGAATGGCTTATCTCATTACCAAAGCGTTTGCCTGTTTTATAGTCAATAACTCGCGCTGAGGTTTCTGTTTCATGTACTATTGCATCTAGTTTGATTCTACCCCAAACATTAGGAGCCATCCAACCACAAGGTTCCCATTCAATAGTGAACCCCCATTCACCTTCTAGTTCTACTTTTGCATCTATGAAAAATTCACGAAGTTCTTCAAATTGTGATTGGAATTTTTTAAGGGTGTCTGGCATTTCACCGAGTTCGCCGTTTACATAAAGCTCGGCTTGTTCGTGTATGTCAGTACCTCGTTGCGCGGCTGGTCCAAACTCTTCTTGTACTTTTTTAACTTTAGAGATGTAAGAACGGTATGCGCAGGTTTCGTAAGTTTTTAAAGCGGAATGCGACCAGGTAGGTATTAAACCCAACTCCTTTGGTGTGCCCAGTTCTATTACATTAATTAGATCTGGACGCTTGTTTTGTACAAGCTTAGTCATAGTTTGTAGCTTTTAGCTAATTCCTTTTAGTAGTTGCTTATCTCGATCTTCAAAATGAGTATCAATTAATTCTTGTTTAACATTATTGTCTAATTTCCAAGTTAATACAACCCCTCTTGCTGTTTTATCATTTATACGTTTAACAGAAGTTGTAACATTTAATCGTGACATAGCTTTTGTAAAGTCTCGTTGAGATAGTTTATTTCGTGTATCAGTTAATACATCATAAACTAATTTAAAATGAGACATAGGTATACAAGTTTCGTTTCCAGCTTTTGCAATCCAATCTTTTACGTAGCGTTGTGCAGTACTTATTCCACCAGCATCAAAAGTATTAGTAAGTGGAATTTCTAAAAGTTCTGAAAAATAAACTAAATTTTTCTGGCGAATGGCAAAAGCAAACTCTTCAAGAACAGACATAGATATTTCTTTCATTTTAGATTTAGCCTCGTTTTCTAAAGCTGTATGTGCCATACGTTGATCAACTTTAAATTTATTTAAAACACCTGCAAAGATATAAAGTTCTTTCTCTATATTATTAATATTTTGTAAAAGTTCTGGG